GGCATGTCCAGGTACATCAGCTCAGAGTGCTGACTGGCACTGGATGTATAAGTTCCTCACCCACTTTGGTTTAGAATGGATGGTCGCTGGGGATTTCCGCCTTTTCGATAAGTCAATGCAAGCTCTTATTCTAAGATGCGCATTTGAGATATTGATTAGATTGGGTCAAGAAGCTGGTTTCTCGGATAAAGACGTACACATCATGCAGGGTCTAATGTTGGACACGATTCATGCCTTTGTTGACTTTAATGGGACTTTAATCCAATTTCTTGCCCTCAATCCATCTGGACATCCTCTCACGGTCATCATCAATGGCATAGTACACAGCATTTATATGCGATATTGCTTCGTTCGTCTCGCTCGAAAACATGCACCAAATGTGTCAGTTTTTGACTTTCAAAAGTATGTACATCTACTGACCTATGGTGATGATGGAGTGATGGGAATCGATCCATCAGTGAAGTGGTTTAATCACACGAGTATCCAAGGTGAACTAGCAAATATTGGTGTCTCATATATGATGGCGGATAAGGAAAGTGAAAGTCGTCCATTTATTTCGATGGATGAAGTAACTTTTCTCAAACGTAGTTGGCGTTGGGAACCAGAGTTGGAAAGGTATGTGGGTCCACTAGATGAAGAGTCGATTGGAAAATCTCTCCTTGTCTGGATAGCGAAGAAAACTACTAATCCTATTGAACGGGATCTTGATACAATGCGCCAGGCTCTTCGAGAGTATTTCTTTTATGGTAAAGAAATATTTGAAGCTAAGAGGAGGATGATGTCTGAAATAGTGAGTGAACACACTGAACAATATGGAAAGCAGGACATGAGGCGTTTGCTAGAGGTACAGCCTTTCCCTACATGGGAAGAACTTGTTAAGACATATTGGGAAGGTTCCAAATATATCAAGCCATATGTTGCTTAAGTGGCTTCGACCTGAGGAGGTCGTAAAATATACCGATCTGACCTGGGCTGGTCACTAAATAGCCCGAGTGGTTTCTAAACCTTGGGTGGAAAGGCTAGTCACCTCCCACCCAATATTAACTGACATTCGAATACTTTTACCAGGATTGGCTATCCGCGATTATCAAGCTATGTCGTGTGTGTGAACTAGATCGCACACCTGTCAATGATCCAGACGATCATTATCAACTCTTAGGCAGGGATGTTGATTATTTAGCCGAAATTAGATCTTTGAGTCCTCAGTCTGATGTGATTACTCCATCTACAACTCAAGAATCTAGCCAGAAGACACAAGAAGTGGTTCAGTTTTTGGATGAGACATCCGGATTAGAAGTTGGATTTGATCTACCTTATGACGGTGTTTCCGCCGTAGACCAATCAGCCAACGTTGATTTGGCAAAATTTTTGTCTCGTCCTGTTAGGATTGCAGGTTTCACCTGGAACGAATCAGATGCGGTTGGTACTACCACTAGCATTCGACCGTGGCACTTGTTCTTTAATGATACACGCATAAAATATAAATTGAATAATTTTTCATTTATGCAATGTAAATTGAAGATTAAGGTTATGATTAATGCCTCTCCATTTTATTATGGTGCTATGATCGGTTCCTATTTACCGAATCCCGGCTTAACCCCTTCTACAATTGTAAATGACTCTGGAACGAGGTGGTTTATACCACTCTCTCAACGTCCTCACATGTGGATTTATCCACAGGATTCGAAGGGAGATGAGATGACTCTACCCTTTGTGTATCAAAAGAACTTTTTGAATATACAAGAAGCGGATGATCTCACTGATATGGGCGAATTGAAATTCGTCAATTACACAACACTGCGAAGTGCAAATGGAGCTACTGGCGTTGGTGTATCTGTCCAAGTTTACGCATGGGCAGAAGACATA